TGTGTTTTGATATTGCATGGCTGATCCTTGTTTTCTTTAGTGGTTGAAGGTGGTCAACCCTTCAAAGGGTTGACCGTCTGTATTTTGTCTTATGCGTTTTCTGGATAGCGTCCGAAGTGATGTAAAGCGTATCGGTCTGCGGCTAATCTTCTCAAGCTTTCAATGGTAAATCGGTAGGTCCTAAAGCCCGAGCCTTTGCATTCAAGATTACACCAAGACGGAAAGTTAACCGTCTTTTGAAAGGTGCCCCTTGATGTAAACCCGTCTTGTTTAATGTCGGTACGAACGGTTATAAAACAAATGGAGTAATAGCCCATGCGGGATATGATATCCTCAAGCCAATCTTGTTCTAGGCCGTTGCCATGAATGACATTCATAACATAGGTTGACGTGATGTAGTCAGGATTGGAAATATCGCCACAGGATAGCCCGCTTTGATGGTTGGGATCGTATCCTTGGACAGTGAAGCCTAGCCCGATCAAGTGGTTAACATCTGAACCATGGCCGCAACCATGGTCGATAAATGTGTAATCTGTGTCAGGGTTAAGATCACCCTTTGCAGTTCTGGATTTAATGATCGCCTTTAAAGGTGCTGATGGTAGATTTCTTTTAATGGCTGTCTTCTTACTTGATGTTGAATATCTCATGATTGATCCTTTAGGTAATAGGTCAACCCTTTAAGGGGTTGACCGTGTTAGTTTATTGTAAAATGTTAAGTGCTTTATTGGCTGCCTTTACTCTAGTGCCGTGTGTTTCGAATACGATGGTATAGGAGCGGTTCTTCTTGCTACATAGGGGTTTACCGTTGCCACACTCGTAACAGCTAACGCCCGTCGTTTGACTAGGGCATGCTACAAAGCGTTGTCCGTGTTCGCGCCAAGACTTGGAGGGAAAGGTGCGAACAACTGCTACAGTATCAATACCTTTTTGAGCTAGTTCTGCAGCCTCTTTGGTGCTTTCCGCGCTCGCATTGATCGCTACATGGTCAAGACTTTGAACGAAATCTAAGACCTCTTGATCTTTGTTGTGAGTATAACCCCAGTTAGCGTTATGCTTTTTGGCGGCATGGTTCAGAAGCTTTAAACCTTTGAAATCAATTTGATCGCTTTCGTCTTTGGGTAGATCTCCAGCTTCAAACCATCGGACCATGGTAGGAGGCAGCTTTCTAAGCTGTGAAGCTAAGCTTTCAACCTCGAAGCCTGTAGTGCTCACCTTATCCCAATGCCATACTAGGGGCGCGTTTTCAGCATAACAGCCATTGCCTTTTAAGCTGCACGAGGACGGGCATGAATTGCGGTCTGTTTTGAAGGTTGTCACGGGTCCGACTTTTTTATTACCGCTTTTTTTGGTCATTCTAAAGAGAGTTTTTTGCATGATTGATCCTTGTTTATTTGGTGGTTGGTTTGGTGGTTGGTTTGGTGGTTGGTTTGGTGGTTGGTTTTAAAGCTTACTTGCGCATTCAAGGGTTTTAAACTGATAACCCTCGAAATTGCTCCCATCTTTGATAAAATAATCATTTGAGTATTTTCTACCTGATAAGCATTCTCCAATGTCTGACGGATTGCATGAGTGATCGTAATACTCAGTAAGACCGCAACAGTGATGAACCACTACAGGAAATTCAATATTGGTGGTTTTTAAAGCTTTTCGAATATTTCTTAGTTTCTTACGTGAAGTCATTTTTTGATCCTTGGTTTTTAAAGCTTGATCGCTTTGTGATCCCATTATGGCCACAGTTTAAAGAGCATGTCAACACTCTTGCCCATATAAAACCGTATTCTAATGATTTCAAGTGTTTAGATAGGCATTTCAACGCTTAGCGACGTTTGGCCATGCACCAATAGGAAGGTATACAAGGTTCTTAAAAGCTCTTAGTGTGTACTGTGTGAGGTGTCAGATGGTATTAAGGAAAGGGACTAGGTTCGCTATGCTTACACTCTCACATAAGCATATCCCGAGATGTCAACCCAAAATAAAAGCATAGATGTCTTGACGCTAGATCCGATCAATGCCATCGGGATCATTTCAATCGGTAGATCCTGCATCGGGCTTGAGATTGGAGCTGGAGCAGTGCAGATCTGGCGAGGACTTGCGATTGTGTGCGTCTGCGGGTAAGGTGCTAAAGGAAGACGAAGGCCAGTCCACGAGCGAAAGTGGTTAGCAGCATACACCCCCAACAAAACTCACGAAACGAGCTTACAATATGCCAAACAATGTAAAGATGCTTAGTCACTACCGCAGAGACTTGCCCAACTGCATACGCAACGGAGTCGCTACCGCACACGAGATGAAAACCCACATATGTTGCTCTGCTAGGCTGAAAAATAAGACTCTTTGCTCTGGTGGTCGCATAGCTGGCAGCATGTTCTGCTACTTTCATGACCCAGAACTGGAAGAGGATAGAGCAGACAATCGTAAGAGAGGAAGAGAAAACTTACGTTCTGTCATTTCTCGTCAGGCTGGAGTACCAGACATAAAGTCCGTAGATGATGTGAGGAAGTTCTGCATAGAGACTGCACACCAGATAAGAATCGGCGAACTAGATTCTCGCGAAGGTGCAGTCATCGCTCAGTTCATCAATCAGATACTCAAGACACTTCCAGAAGAGGTTAGTACTGAAGCAACTAAGGCCGACAAGTTGAGAGAAATCTTAATGGAAGAAAGCTCAGAAGAAGATGCTTCTTAACATAATGGGAGTTTTTCCTAAAGAAAACTCCCTAGTATTAGCTCTCTCTGTGAGTGAAAGCTTTGGGGCTTTCACTCACAGAGTATATACCCAGAAAAGTCAACTTTAGCAATATGAGAAATTTTCCCACAGCCCACAAGCTAAAAAAACTCGCAAGCCTTTGTCAGGTAACCGACCAGAGAACGGGCAAGCTAGTGGATTTCACGCTGCTTGATGAGCAGCTTAAAATCCTTGAACATGTGTGCGACCATCAAAATACCATATTTCTTAAGGGCAGACAGATAGGCTGCTCTACTATAATCTGTTTCCTTGATGCCATTTTCGCCATATTGCATCCCGGGTCGAAAGTCGCCGTAGTGGCAGACACGGAGCAGAAGTGTCACTCTCTGGTAGATCGCGTTAGAGACTTCCTAGTGAACCTTGAGATAGACCTACTCATAAGTAACAGAAGCAAGATTAGATTAAGCAATGGATCTGAGATACACTCGGTAACCGCCAATGCAAGCAAGGGCCAAGAGCAGTCCAAGGCAGGGCGCTCTATGAGCTTCCAGATGCTTCACCTGTCCGAGATAGCATTCTGGCCCGACCAAGATGCGTTCAAGGCTCTAACAGCGACTGCTGGACTCTCAGCACCTATCATAGTTGAATCTACTTCATCTGGTCCCGGCGATCTTCTTTGGAGTCTATGGAATAACAATAACACCTTTGATAAGGTCTTCTTCCCAGTGGAGGACCATAAGACCTATCGAATGGATGCTACCCTGTTAACACAGGAGCAGGAGCTTGAAGGTATAGAGCTTGGCTTTACTGACCCACAGGCAATGGCATGGTTCTTTCGCGTACTGGAGGATAGGTTCTCCGGCGACCTCATATCGGCATTAAGAGAGTACCCGCAAAAGCCGGAACACGCATTCCAGTCAGCAGAAGGCAGATGGGTAAGATTAACTCCTGCAGTCCTAGAACATGAGATTGTTCGAGAGCTAAAGGTATTCCGCCGTATGCAGACGGGTCACGCATACTCAGTAGGCATAGATACCTCTGGCGGTCTTGGTAAAGACTATTCTACCATAGCAGTGATGAATAAAGTTGACGGTTCCCTATGTGCCTCTTACTGTGATAACGAAGCAACCATTGACGAACTTACAGATGTTGTAAGATCAGCCTATGAGCTATATGGTCCCGATTACGTTTGTATTGAAACAAACGGCATCGGGCAAGCAACTGCACAATCATGCCGGGATAAGGGAATACCAGTGCGAGAGTTTAAGACAACGGACGCCAGCAGATACACAGGGCTGCTACTTGTAAAGCAAGCAGTTGAAAAAAATGGACTTGCGGGTCCAGAGGAACTTGCTCTTGAGTGCGATGACCTGCATATTGATAAGCGAGAGAGATTCGCAGGACGGAAAGATTTGTGCATGGCTATAGGATTCTCGTTAGATGATATTAAAAGGAACCCCTTTATGGTTGCGATGGACAAAGTTACAAATGTTTTCGATATGTCAAAACACGTAAAGACGAACAAGGGCGGTTGGTAATGGCACGAGACAGAGACAGATACTTCAACAGGTACGA